ATCATGCTTGAAGGTTTTAAGGGTACAGGTAAAACTCTATTAGCTAAAAAGCTATGCGTTGATTTTGTGAAAAGTGGCGGTATTTGCATTTTACAAAGTGAAGCCTATGTCGGTGATGACTACAAAGGCTTCCTTCAAAAAATTAACCAACAAAAAATTGTTTTCATTGATGAGTTCGACAAGGTTTACACCAAGCCAGAACAAGTTAATGACATGCTAACACTTCTTGATGGCATGTACCCAATGCACACACTTTTCATTCTCACTATGAATGCGGATTCTCGCAGCTCGCGCTATGAGTACTTCCATAACCGTCCGGGTCGTGTTTATTACAACATACACTTTGGCAGCATCAGCGAGTCAACCATTCGCGAATATGCAAACGACGTACTAATAAACAAAGATCGCATCGACGAAATTCTTGAATACGTAGGGCGTTTCTCAATGTTCAACATGGATATGTTGACCATCTTAATTAAGGAAATTAATAAATCAGAAGGTCAAAACATTTCAGTCCGCGATCTAGGCAAGTTTTTAAATATTAAACCTACCATTTCTTATGATGATATTCGCCTTCAAAAAGAAGCAACCTACAAAGGTTATGACGTTTCGGATTCATTTGACTTCACTTACTTTGATGCGGACTACATCGAACGAATGATGACAGACGATACATTTGAGTTCCGTTTAATGATTCGACCTAATGGTTTCCGAAAAACCGACGATGGCAAACTTTGGGAAGACGAAAACGGCGATGCTAAACAGTGCATCGGCTTTATGGCTGAAGATAAATTTATTGAGCTTGAGCCATATCACCGCATTGTTAAACCAAATGACGTCAAGTGTGAGTTTGACCCTAAAACGCGTGTCTTTACCTTGACTGACAAGGAGCATGACGTGGTTGTGACCGTTCAGGCAAGTCCGACCTTCAGCTACCTTAACAAAGACGAACGTGTAGTTAATTTCTAATCCATATCGAAACATACAGGCTGTGCTTATGTACAGCCCGTCTCCTAACTTAACTACTGGATAACGAAAAATGTCACATTCTTATCAGCTATATAGCGTGCTTTCATCTCTAAAAAAATTACATAACGACACGACAGTAAGTTTTTTAGAGTTTGTCAAATCAAAAACAGGATTTGAAGTTGTTAATTCGCAAGTGGCAAATGATTTAAAAAACGAACAATACCATTTTGGAGTTTACGACAAAGGGTGGATTGAGTTTGACGAAGATTCGCAAAATGTTATTGACGTAATAATGCGATTGAAAGCTGGCCCAGTTCCAATCGTGGAGGCTTTAACGCTGGAAAACGATTGCATGATTGGGCAAACGTGGTTTCCAAAAGGAACTCCTGTAATAAATCTAATTAAACACGCTGAAGGCGTCTATAAAGCTGAAGCAGTGGCGCAAAACTCTAAGATCGAATTTGGCACCGACGATAACGAAATTTGGTGGGCGCATGATGTGCCATTTTACGGTCGGGTTCAGCTTCAAAGATTTGTAGAACATGGCGTGGTCGAATGGGACATTCATTTCAATGATTGTTGGCAAGGGCCTTTTGATTCAAAAGTAAGTGCAATTCAACACTTAGAAGAATGCATAGCTGAAAAACGCGAGGAGGAAGCGGTATGAGCCTAATTGACCTTGTATATGCGTTTGAATCAGCCACTCGCGCACATGAAAACATTGGCAGTCAACCACTCGAAGATCACGCAATCATTGAGGAAGAGTTTAAGTCCGCCAAAGAAAATCTAATCGTCGAAATAAAAGAGCGCACTAACGACCCGGCTCTTGCTGTTATCCAATACATATTAAGTGACAATGTGGATGGCACCGATGACGCAATGGAATTTTTGAACTATTGGAACGAAGGTGAGTTCGACATTCTTCGTCGTAACTGGAACAACATTCCTGATGAAGTATTCATTGGCGCAGATCCATTATTTAAAGTTGCGCCACCTGTTCGTGTTGGTCGACATATTGAAGGCGTATCAATTAACGGTCTTGAATACATTTTGGATGATTCAAAGCAAATTTGCATATTCAAAAATGAAGCAACCGCTCGTCAATGCCTTGTTAATAACTTTGGATTCAAAGAAGAGCAGTTAGACGACCTTGTTTTTGAAGAGTTGGACCACTCTTATGCTAGTGACATTAATGACTGATGCCTCGCTTTGTCACAAAACTGGCGCCGCTGGGTTTGGATACTGGTGCGCGTCAGACAGAGGCAAACGTGCGGGTGGGAACATTATTAAAGGCGTTGTTAAAGACAGCTACGAGGCGGAATTTAAAGGCGTAGCTAACTCTTTGCAGGCGTCTATCAATGCCGGGCTTATCTCAAAAGGTGATGAGGTTTTAATTCAAGTAGACAACGAGGGTGTTCTCTTCTGCCTTAGCGGTAAGTGCAAGGTTCGTCCTGACATTGCAGTTGTTCTAAATCACATATTAGACACCGCCAAAATGTATGAACTAAAGCTCAGATGTCGACACGTTAAAGGTCATACGAAATTAACCGATAACCGCTATTTAGCGAACCATCATTGTGACAGTAGAGCTAAATACGCAATGAGACAAGCCCGCAAGGTATTGAAGAAAAGCATTGCAGAAAAGGTAATGAGCAATGAAGCAGATTAATGATTTAGGCACAGAAACAAGCAACACAAATTTAGACGGGACGATAGATCCTGAAGCGATAGAGGTGGAAGGATAAATGCCATATTTAGTTAAATGGATTGAAAAAGACACACAACGTTGTGGCGAAAAGACCGTCGACACGCTTCAACAGGCGCGTGAGTATTTGGAAGATGAAACCTACGCGGAAGGACCGATTAAGATTGTTCTTGAGGAAGGTTTTTACTCAGGCATATACGATGAAGTGAGCATTACAAAGGTTGGACCAATAATGAAACTTTGGCAGGCATTAAAACAGGCAGATTATGGCACCGTTGGCTCAGAGACGATCAAGTGGAGTAAAAATTTGCTAGGCCCTAGTCCTGAAACTGAAATTAGGCTTATTCAACTCATTGATGGCGATGGGCATAACTGGGCAATAGTAGATCAATTCCAAACTGTCGAACTCAGCGAAGACCGAACTGTAGTTAAGTTTTTGGATGACTCGAACGCATCGCATGACATGAAATTGTTTGCAAACAGACCCGTTACGCTTGAAGAGCCAAAAATACCAACGTGGCAATTTAAAGCGTCAGCGATAGTTCAAATTAAGGCTGAAACACAGGCGGAAGCTGCCCGGCTTTACAGTGAACACTTCTTTACTCCAGATGAGTTGGATTTCGAAATGAAAGTTTTCGATGTGCAACTTGAGCCGTACACAGGTTAAGGCATAAAGCTTTGCGCATTGGCAACTTAACCCCCAATGCGCAATATCCAAAAAACTTTCAATATCATTAATTTAAGAAAGTTTTCAAGAGTTAAACAAATGCAGACTGACACATTTAATCGTGATGACTTCATGGCGTTCTTTCGCGATGAAGAGAAGCTTAACACGCTATCCAATGAAGATCGTATAGAGATTTTTTCTAGCATACTTGCAGGTTCAAGTGATTTGACTGTATCGCTTCTGGATGAAGTACTAAGAGATTACGACGTGCAAAACATCATTGTTGTTGACGTGGAAAGTATAGACGCTCAACCCATTCCTAGTTCAGCGATGTCGGCACTAGAGAAGGTTCTCAAGTTTTGCAGAGACGGCTTCAATGAAGAGCAAAGGCTGTATGAAGAAAACGTAAGCATAGAACACTCCATTAGAACTGACGTTTTTGAAGAAGTTAGAGATTTTGTAGAAGGCTTAATGTGATGAATGAACAAATAGAAATAAAAGAGGCAGCGTACAAAGCAGGCTTTCATGACGGTCGACATGGTACGCCGTGCGAGTTGATTGAGTTGCAGGCTGAAAATGAACGCTTGCGGTATCTGGTAGGTGAGAAGGTTGGCCACCCATCAACCCGTGATTTGCTGGACGCTGAGATTAACAGACAGCTTACAGAGCAAAAAGCGAACGGTGACAAGGAGTTTATGTCAGATGAAGATATAGAACAATTAATTAGGGAGGTTCTTAAAGATCATGACGAAAACCCTAATAAATACTGGAAAAACCTTTATCGACAAATTGATTCCTTGTTAGATGAACTGGCTGAAGAAAAAAGATTAAACAGATCAAAAGATTTTAAAGTTGGACAACTTCAAGATCGAATCACTGAATTGCTTGATGAAAGACAAGATTTGTATGCACAGATTAATAATGCAAAACAAATTCCAGATGGGTATGTCGCAATTCCTAAGAAAATGCCGCAATCAACAGTGGAAGCTTTGCATTACGGTGGGTACAAATGGGGAGATGAAGAGGGAACGCGAGAGTATTTTGAGCCTGTGTATTCCATTGTGGTTAAAACGGCTGGCAAATCTCAGGAGGTCATTAATGAAGATTAGAGTTCGCTTTGATGCATTGGAGGGCAAGCCATGAGCATTGCAAAGGTTCGCTATTGGACAACAGGTGAAATTAATAAGCTAATCACCTTACATTCTAATAACACTCCAATTGCTGAAATAGCAAAGGAGCTGAACAGAACTGTAGGAACGATCAACTCAAACATTGCAAGGCTACGCAAGAGTGGCAAGTTACCACAGCCAAAGACAGCGTTAGAGCATATTGGCAGCTTAGAGAGAGCTAAAAAGCTAGTTGCGCAAGCTGAGGCACGCGGATTCAAAACAATACCGATCAAGACGGACAATGGCTATTCGCAAACGTATATCTGGCGCCTCCGCACATTGATTCAAAAAGCGGAGCAGAAAGCAGCATGACTTGCAGAAGAATGCCCGGCGGTTTCGTGTGCCTGGTTCCAACTTTTAGATTGCGCTTACTTGATGGGCGATATGTATACATGACATGGAACAACTACTGTGGCCCGCTCTTCTCACATGACCGAGATGAAACTCGTGTGATTGAAGATTGGCACAAAGACGAAATGCTCTGTAAGGCGGTTGATTGGTTTGTGGGAAGAGGCAAGAAGGCATGAAGCCATTAGTAATAATCTTGGCGTGCGTTGCATTACTTGGATGCACAGCAAACTCAATCAGCACCAATGTAAATATCAGCGTTTGCATGCAATGCATGCAGTATGGCTAACACACAAGGCAACGTATGTTGCCTTTGTCTCCCCTATTTTCAATTGTGAAAATTACTCTATCGAAACAAATAGAGTTAAACATAATGCAACCAATCGTCACCATATACCGCGCAGTAAACGAGCTTTTCTCTAATAAGGCTCAGACCGCAATAATATCCGCAGATCAACCTTATCTCGCTGAGATATACATTGGCGAACCAGATAAGCACATGAACACCTACACAAGTGCAGAAACGGGTTTAAAGCTACAAACCACTATGCGCCTAGATGAATACAAGCAAGAGTTCATAGATGCTGTAATAAAGGCGGTTGCTCTTATTGCCGACGGTTACTCCGAATATAATCAATTAGTTTGCGAAGAGAGTGAAGAATATTTTGAAATGACTTCCAAAATACATTTAGACACCGCCACTAACGCTCTTTATTACAGTGATTTTACGACCACAGATCATGGTCTTTAAATTAAAGTCCACTAATTTAACCGCTCCATCGTGAGCGGTTTTTCTTTATAGATAACAACGCCTAAGCCACAAATTGTTTGTCCAAAAACCGATTGAGAGAATTACTTCATCGAAACAAGCAAAGAGATTTTTAAAATGACTTACGAAACTAACGATCAAGTGACTATAGAGCAGTTTTTAGCGAAGTTTTCTAACCCTGATAACAAGAAACGTTTTCGCTTAGAAGGCTTCAGCTTTACGCATCAACACGGTTTTAACCTTTACTTTGATGAATACGACGACTTCATAGATGAGTTAGGCGATGTAGAGATAGAGTTTTGGCAGCTAGAAGACACTTGGGCCAACGAAGAGATAAAAGTCTCATCATTCAAAATGCTTGAAACTTTAATTGAGTTTTTAGTAAGCCTTGATCTTGATGAAGTTAAAGAAGTTGGCACATACGCTGCATTAGTTGAAGGCAACTATGCTGATTGGTCAAACGTTAAAGAGTGGCACGAAGATCGTTACGTGTGTGACTACGAAAATGACGATGATTTTGGACGCTATTTAATTGATGAATGTTCTGCTTTGGAAATACCAGAGGACATTCAAGGTTATTTCGACTATGAACGTTACGGGCGCGACGCTTTAATTAGTGATTATCTTGTAGCTGAAGGAAAGGTTTACCGAAACTATTAAGACCAATATTGAGCAAATATTTGCACTTTTTTTATGAAATCGATCATTTTTGAGCAGATATTTGCGCAATTAGAAAATAACTAAATAATAGCCCTGAATGCTCAGGGCTTTTTGTCTAATCACTTCATGGCTTTGAGCATCAAATAAATGAGCCCTATCGCTCCAAGAACAATTAATGCGGTCAACATACGCCGTACTCAATTCACGTTACATGCAATCATTATAATGAGTTTAATAGGAAACACGACAGGCGATATAAACGCCTCCCCTTCTCAATCCTACTCGGTATTTATACAATACTCACATCAAGACAACGAAGCTCTTTAGATAGAATATTCGAGTGTATTGATAGAGAAAAAAGTCTCACAAGTCACCTTTTTGCCAGCTCTACGCCCCTCTTTAGAGCTGGCTCTTTTTTATCTAAAATAAGCAAAAACAGACAGTTATAGAGATATTATTATACATCATTGATTTATAAGTATTTTTATACAAATAAACTGACTTGTAACTAATTCATTACTTACCCGCCGAACCATGCTAAAACCAGATAAGCAAACACTCTCACTTAAACCGCTTATAATCGCTTATAAACGCGCGTTAGAGACGCTTTTATCACTAAGATGATGAATCATACTAAACACAAGCAAAACGCTCTCTAAAACGATTCTATGCGCAAATAGCAAATTTACTTTAAGGCTGTATTTTTTACCTGAACGCTATAACAAATTATCAGGCACAGAATGAGGCAATTTATCTCTAGGCTGAAATATCATATTACCGTATTACCATACGACCATACATACACACGGTAATATGATAATACGGACTTACTATTCAAACACCAGACAACTAAATTCCAAAACGTACTAAAGAATAGATAACTTACTGACAAACAATCCAACTAATCTACAACTAAGCCATAGAACAGCAAATTTAACTCAAACAGCATATTTTCATAATGCTATCTAAATAATCAAACTGATAAACAATAGAACAATTGCAAACGATCTTAAAAACAATCAATCAATACAGACAAAAACTCTAACAACTACACGGATAATGATAAGTACATACTGAACACTATACACAATAAGGATTTCACTAAGTATAGCTAGAAGGACAATTCATCATACACGGAGAGTAAGAACAATAGGAAGTATGTGTATAGGCGGTTATAGAGTAATAACACATAGAGAGAGGAGTTGTGCAATGTGCATGGAGCGACCGAAGGGAGCGGTGGATTCTGTTGTTAAAAAATTGTTTCAGCCAAACTTCTTACACTTGAAAAATCAGTAAGCACTGACTACAATTGCACCCAAGATAGTTTTCACTGCTGGCAGTGGACCCATCTTGCTTTTCGATAGGGGTGCGTTTTGCTTAGGGTCGGCGTTTACCAACTACGGAATGTTCGCATTCCGATGTGGCGCGGATGAAGTAGATGCCTTCTCCCTTCCTTCTCATGTAAATGTCTTTTTAGGCTATGGGGGGGAAGGGGGGGCATTTTCACTTCTTCTAGCGTTTTCACATCGGAATGGTCATGACTTAAAATCTTTATAGAGAAAATGAAAAATCCCAACAAATTTCCTGAACTAAATATTTCCTAAAAAATCACACATACACACAGGCAAGTGGAACAAAAATTTTCGCGCCGAGGCTATTCCTCACAGCTGCCAATTCAAAATATCACGGCGAATCCTCGGAATGTTCCACGCAAAAACTGGCATGTCCTCGGCACAAACATGCGGTTAATCGGAATAGGCGATTGATGAATATTGCCTATGCCATGCGGTGCATATCCAGCTATGAAATATCACAATACATATCGAAACGAACAACGGGTTTAATCATGACTCAACTAATAACTAAAGCAGGCGACTACCGCACACGCAACGGTAGCCGAGTTACAGTTCACGAAGTAAACGGTGATGGCACATTCGCTATAAAAGGCTCTGTTTGGAAGATGTTTAGAGGTAAGCTACGCCCACGCGGTTTAAATACATGGAAACCTTGCGGTCACAATCAAGCCTACAATCACAGCGACCTAGATATAGTGGCAGAGTGGGGCGGTGTCAGTGAGGAATTGTCGATAGGCTGCAATTGTTATCCAAAACAAACCGACACAGCGGAGTTGAAGATATGAGCAAAAAAGACTTAACGTCTCCAAGTCCTTAAATTGTTTGTCCAAAATCAGCTTGTGAAAATAGCTCTATCGAAACAACATAGAGATAGAGCTATGAAAACTTATGACAGCAACGATGAAGTAAAGAAAAGCGACTGGACCTTTTCGCATATAGCTGATTTAGATGTGTTAAACGTACATTACGGTCAAATCATCTTGTTGAACTCTGGAATTGATGCTTATGCGCTTCATTTGTCTGTGCATGAAAATGAAGAAGAGATTCATTATTTAGTAAACGTTTGCAAAGTGGACGCAGATAAGCATGAAAAACTTGAAGCGTATAACCTTTCACAGACCGATGACTTTGTGTATGAAGTCTCAAAGATAACTCGACAAGTAATATTTACGACTTATATCGAAGCTCAACAATTTATGTGTGAGCAAATGCAAGAATTGACACACTTAAACTTTAAACGCTAACACTCTGAACCGCTCTGTATGAGCGGTTTTCTTTTGATCATATTGTTTCCTAGGCCAATCCAATTTTCACTTAGGCACAGGCCTAGGCATTTTTCATGAGGCCAATCCTCGGCACATCCACGGCGCGGCCACCCCCCATAGGCAACATGCACACAACGCCTAAGCCATGTGTTATATATCCACAAACGCATTGAGAAAATAGCTCTATCGAAACAAGCAACATAGAGTTAAAAAATGAAAGTTACAGCACACCGTATAGCGAGATCAGGATATGACGCAGTAATTATAGGATTCGATCGACCGTGCATAATATCTTTATATCTACACAACGTATCTCCTCTGTGCGGTCCAAGTCACAAGAATGACGAGGGTGTTTTTCGCTATAGCTCTCACTCTAAAGAAGATGCGGATAATAAAAACCTATCAGCTAAAAACTATACGTATGTCGACGGTTTGACAATTAAGGACTTCTACGAATACTTCAGCACAATGGATTTATCACATCTTAATCACGAACAACACAAAGCGCTATATGCAGCAGTTGCAGAGATTAACGACATTACAGACTACTGCGCACATGTAATTGACCTCATAGATGAAGAAGATGACGAAGAAATCCAACATTATCGAAGTGAGCTAAAGCGCACTGATAGCATGATAGTGGACCTAGAAAATTGTGTAATAGAATTTTCTGATGGAAGCAAAGCAACATACGACGACTTGCACAATTAAGCTGACACATTGATTAAGTGAACGCGGTTGAGCTTAATTGACCGCCTTCATGCTGTGTAGAACAGCGCTGATGCTCACTCAACATGGACATGACTGCACCGCTCTAACTTGAGCGGTTTTTTATTATCGTACGCAACATGCCTAGGACAATCCAAAGCAGATCCACGCCCCATCCAAGAGTGAAAAACGGCGTTGCCTCGGCTGAACTATAGAATTTTCCTAAAACACCCGCACGCTCGCATAAGGAGCTGCCACTCGCCTCAGTGCCGCCGTGGAAGAGCCACACGGCAATCCAATTTTTGATAGGAATTGCCTCGGACGTGATCACCCAAAAATCGCGCCAACCCTTGTGCCATAAGGTTTTCATTGATTTTGACTCTAATTTCGTTTTTATTTTTAACGAGTGATTATTTTGCGTTCAAAATTAACTTGCAACAAGTCAATTTAGGTGCAATTATTCACTCAGTCGGTTAGCTCGAAACAAACCGACAAACACAACTTAACTAAATAGAAGGTTTTATCATGACAACTCAAATTATGCGTAAAAATGCTATAGCTAAACTTGCTAATGAATTAAACAATGATAGTGAATTGCTTAATAGTGTATTAGAAGGTAAACGCGCATACATGCATTTAATACAGCAACGCGCAATAGTTCACGCTGATAAGTGCATAGAGAGACAAAACAAGCGCATTGAATACTTAACAGCTATCACTAAGCACAAAAAAGTTTTAAAGGTATCTAAAAGCGCATTTATGAATGATTTTATTAATAGATACATGCTTAACTTTATGCAGTACCGTAGCATTGCGTTAAACGTGCATAACATACGCTTAACAGTGATTTAAGCACTATAGTCGATAGATCATACCATTTTGAATAAAACGCTCTAAAAAGGGCGTTTTATTGCATTTTAAAGCATGTTTATTTGTTTGATCAAAATTTAAACAAATAAACAAATTATTTTTAATAATTGACTTGTAACAAGTCAATTTTGTGCTAATATGTACTCATACCGAAACAACTTACTCGAAAAAGTTAGACGGTATCTAAAACAACTTAACCGATGTGAGATTTTTACTATGAATACTAAAGCAAACCTTGATCTTTTAGCTGCTGAAACAACTATAGAAAACGCTGCTACTGCTAAAAAAGAAGTTAAAACAAACTTCAAAGCACGCGCTAAGAACATACAAAAGACTATTCTTGCGAACCTTGAGATACGCAAGGTGCATCAACCGTTATCACGCGACATAGTAAGTGAAATTAACTTTTTCTCTACTGATGCAGGTTTAGCAACTATAGAGCAATGTTTAATTAAAGGTATCGAGCTAAAAGCATTCGCTGACATTATCGGTAATTACAGTGAAGATATAAAAGGTAAAGACGGTTATTTAGCAAGCAAAGCAATTGTTAAGTGTCGCAAGCTCATGCAAGCAATTGCACAAAACAACTGCATGAAGATTGACCCGTACACACGTTCTATTTTGCGTAATTTAATCGAGTTTAAACAATTACGTCATTTTGAGCTTGAACGTTGCTTGTGTGCTGCTATAGAGAACAAAGACGGGTTAGAGAACGTTAAACGCGTTAGACAGTATCATAGTACGGGCATGAATACCGCACCGACTCAAACATGTTCAACTAAAGCAATGTTACAAATGTTCAATATATGCGACCTTGTGAAAGGTGAAAAACACGGTATGGTCAGCTTTACAAGTGAAGACGTGACCGCGTTAATAGTCGAAATGTTTAAAACATTCACTATCGAGAAAAAACGCTAATTTAAAAGTCAGTCACTACTGACTGCATAAGCGGTCAGTAGCTTGTAAGGTGCGATGCTATGAAAACATTAATAATTATTATCATAAATGTGTTCGTTTTAATCATGCTTGCTGTAATGGTGTTTTATACAGTTAGCGGTGAAGTGTCATTGAGTTTTGCAAAGCTGTATTTTGCTATGACGTTTATATTTTATGTGTGTCTCGCGCTCTTATGCACATATATCGAACATACAAACAAGCGCATAGTTTTAAATTGACAGAGAGTAGCGAAGTCCTAGAGATTTCGCTCAACCCCGGATGCATAGCCTTCCTAAATCTCCGACCTCCTATAACGTCCTTATATTTTCAGGACTGGCTGCCGGAGAATGAGTCCTTATACTTCCACATCCTTGTCGGAAAGCCTGATTCCCGCATACTCAATATCGTTATTCAGAATTTTTACGCGCTTCAATTGTAGGAGTCCACACCATCATATTTTTTACCTTATAAAGTATTAAGAATCTTCTGTTTTCTTTTTTGGCCGCCCACCAGCTCTCGCATGAATTTTTGGTGGTTTGGCTTCAGCGAATTTAGCACAAGCCTCTTCAACTACATAGCTCATGCGATCATCTTCAAGAAAACCTGCCAAAACCGAGACAATATCGCCTTGCGTAAGGGTAGGGTACTTCTCAGCGAAACGAGCAATAATCTCTGAGGCTTCTTGCGTCACAGTGAATGGCTTACGTACCAAACCCTTTTCGTCATAGAACTTCTTTGAATCAAACGATGGCATAACTTTCTCTAAAAACTGTCTTGTCGCAAGTAATTATATACATAAACCTTTGTCACAAAAAGAATTGCCACTCATTAAAGTGGCAACCTTTCTTATGCAGACAATCTGGTGAAGCCTAATTGTTCAAAATTGAAATCATTAACAATGTTCTCTCCGAAACCTTTAGTATGCAAAACAATCTCGCGTCGCTGCGTAGCATGTTTTTTGGTATGTGTATTCCAATGGTCTGTAAAGTCGACAATGAACGCCACATTTGGACCAATCTTCTTCGCACGCAAACCGCGACCAATACGTTGACGCAATGCAATTTCAGCCTTACCGCCGCCCGCAAGAATAATCATACCCACAGCTGGAACGTCTACTCCCACATCCAAAATGGTTGTACCAATTAGCGCATCAACCGAACCACTGGCAAGCTTGTTCAACGCTAGTTTGCGCTCAGCTTGATTGTTTTCACCCTTAATGAACTCAGCACGTAAACCATATTGCGTTAAAAGCTCGTTTAAATGCTCGCCATGCGATGTATGTTGCACAAGAATCATCGACGTCAAACCGTAAGCTTTGGCTCGAATAATCTCACTCACAATAGCTAAATTGCGTTCTTCATTTTCTGTGACACCCAATCTATATGCCGATTGCCAACCAGTAGTGCGGAGAAGGTGATCTGGCTTTTTGCGAAGCTCAATATATTTGAAGTAAGGCTTAGCAAGTACACCGCGCTGAATTAGCATTTCCTCAGTGACTTTGATTGCGATCGGGCCAGAGCATGCCATTAGACGCATGTTCGACTCTTCGCTCTCACGCATAAACGGCGTACCGGTTAATGCCAAGCGGTAATGAGCATTCTTACAATAGCGCAAGATTTCGTAGTAAGAATTACCTGAAGCTTCATGCGCCTCTTCCAAAATTACGAACTCGAACATGGAAAGAAGCTTGATGGTTTTTTGACGCTCGATATTCTTTTCGTCAAATTTGGCTTTGGCCTTATTGGCCATGTCTTGATTGTTGGCCTTCAACCATGCCTGCTGTTTAGAAATCAGATCATTTGTAGCAGCTGTAATTTCAGCTGTACTTTTCTTGGCTTTCGCTAACTTGCCCTTCAATGCCACAATTTCTTTTTTGAACTTCTCCTGCACGGCATTGAACAGAACATTGAACTCTTCCTGAATTGTGGTGACTTCCAACTTGCTCATGAATGTCTGTACTGTGCCAACCGACATCATTTTGATAGTCGTCTGACCTTGAGCGTTCACGTTGCCAAATTGCCCATCACCAAAGACAGAACATGGAATGCCCATATCTTTCTCAAACGCATCCTTCATTTGATACATCAGGATTGAGCGCGTGGTGAGAAAGAGGGTAGGGCGAGCAATACGAGCGAAACAAAGACGGGCAATACGTGACTTACCGCCACCTGTAGCAATCTGAGCAATGATTTGGCCATGTTTTACCAACCTGTCCATAACCTCTGGTTGGTAATCATATTTAGAGTCATAACCAAAAGCGTCTACCTGTGGGCGCTCAGGGCCTAAAGGGGCAGGGAAGGGCTTGCGAACAATATTGACCTTGTACCCCTCACGGCGAAGATTGGCAGCGACGAAATGAAGAAAGCCGGCAGGGAAGGAGCAATTTTTATACACAAAGAAGGACGAACGGCCATCCCACTTATGCTGTTTAAAAACAGCCATTGTTTCAGCGCCGTCAACTTGGTACGAAAGCGCCTTTTGAACGATTAGTTTTACTTTTGTGCTGGGCTGACTCAGCACGGCATTTACCGCGTCGGCGGCAATCGTAACTACCTCTGACATATTTATTCCTTTTGCAAAAGACTTATATTTATGGCAAAGTATAAGTCAGTACTGACTGATCTTCTAGTAATTATGACACACGAACTCATATGGGTTGACCCTGCACAGTTGCAGCCTAACCCGTGGAACTCAAACATCGTGTCGCCAGAAAATGAAGCTAAGTTAAAGGCATCCATCGAGCGTCGTGGGATGTTCAAGCCAATTGTTGTGCGTCAACTCGACAATGGCACTCTCCAAATTATCGGAGGGGAACATCGCGCTCTAGTCGCAAAACAAATGAAAGTGGACAAGGTGCCCGCTTTCAATCTTGGAAAAATCAGCGACGTTGAAGCAAAAGAAATTGGACTGCTCGATAACGGGCGGTACGGTTCTGACGACGCACTAAAATTGGCAGAAATCTTTGCGGACATTGGTACTCCCGAAGACCTCGCTACGTTCATGCCTTTCACTTCTTCTGACATCGACACGATTTTCTCTAATTCAACTATAGCCCTAGATGCTCTAGCTGATCTCAATTTGCCAGAAGAAGACATTGAATTGCCTTCAGGAAAGGCGGTTCAAACACACCAAATCATGCGTTTCAAAGTCCCTGTGGAGCAAGTGGACAAAGTAGTTGATCGCATTCAGGCCGTTATTAAGTCACAAGGATATGACGATGACGACCCAATGATTAACGCAGGGGACGCTTTAGCCCACATCGTACTCAAGTAAGGACACTGAGAATGAACGAACAAGAAATTGAACAGCGTTTGCAGGAGTTGCAACGTACCGCGCCGCGCCTATCACCAGAGCAAATCGACGAAAAGATTGTTAAAAAAGCCTTTCATGTATTAGGGGGCAAGCTAACAATTTGTGTTTTGACGCTAAAAAATGGCTTTGAAATCGTTGGTGAGTCTGCGTGTGCGCATCCAGATAATTTCGTCCAAGAATTAGGCGAACAGGCGGCTTTTGAAAATGCCCGCCGTCAAATTTGGAAGTTAGAAGGTTACTTACTTTGCCAAAAACTCTATGAACAAGCTTTAGAGGACGGCAAAACATTCTTGGATCGCCTTTATGAAGAATTAGCTCAACAAGTAGAGCGTCGCGATAAACTTCACGCCTTTATGTTGAAAGGTAAGCCTGATGATGTGACTGAAGTTGAGTGGTTCCAAATGGCAGACCAACTTGATGTACTGGCAGATTACGTAGACATCCTCGAAACGCGCATTGCCATTCACACCAAGTCCGACGAAGAAGAGGAATAAGCACTCTATGGAATTAATTATTCAACAATGGAATGTTGATGAAGTTAAGCCATACGAACTGAATGCAAAAATCCACGACAAAGCACAAGTTGAACGAATCGCTCAGTCAATTAAAGAATTTGGTTGGGATCAACCTATTGTCGTGGACAAGGAAGGCGTAATTATCAAGGGGCATGGTCGTCGCGAGGCGGCTTTGCTTCTTGGCTTGAAAGTTGTTCCAGTTCTAGTTCGATCTGACCTTGATGAACATCAAGTTCGCGCGGCACGCTTGGCCGACAACCGCGTTGCCATTGGTGACATCGACACTGACCTTCTCCAAAAAGAACTTCAGACCCTTAACTTTGATTTGGAAGGCATTTTCGACAAAAAGGAACTCAACTTCGTAGTTGCCGACCTGTCGGGAATGAATGTGGATTCAATTGTTTTGGATCTCGACAGTGAAATCGCCAAACAAACAGAAGAAACCATCAAAAAGATCGAAGAAACGGACGCGCGAGCTGTTCGGATCGATAAGGCTTTGGGCTTCAAAGAGATCAAAGGCAAGGATGAACGATTTGTCGCTCAGTTTATGGCTGTGGCAGAAGGCGAAACAGGCCTAGAAGGGGCGGATGCATTCATTGAGTACATCAAAAATCAGGTGGCACAGTGACCGTATACAGAATAGACAAAAAATTTGACACGGAAGTGAATCGAAGTGAACGCGTTCTGGAAGTCGCTGAAGCGTTTGGTCTTGGCCTTGATGATAAAACCTTTGTTGTCTTTGATAATTTGGATCTGCCAATTGATCAAGGCGACATTGTTTACATTACAGGTCAATCAGGTAGTGGCAAGTCCACTATTTTACGCGAACTATCAAAAGCTATGTCAGCTGACGGCCTTTCTGTGTCAGATATTAATGCTATTGAGTTTGAAGATAAGCCTTTGATTGACCAGATCGGTAAGGATCTGAACGAGGCATTAAATCTTCTATCAATTGCCGGGTTAAACGACGCCTATTTGTTTATCCGCAAACCAAATGAGCTGTCTGACGGTCAAAGATACCGTTTTTGCTTAGCCAAACTCATTGAATCCAAAGCCAAAGTATGGGTTGCAGATGAATTTTTAGCTGTTCTCGACCGAACTACAGCAAAAGTTATCGCTTACAACCTTCAGAAAATCGCTCGAAAAGTCGGGGCCACCGTTTTAGTGGCGACTACTCACGACGATATGGTGGAAGACCTAGCGCCGAATGTCACGATCGTCAAAAAATACCGTGAAAAGGTCGTAATCCACCGAAATGATGAATACAAATCAACGATTTAAGGAGAAATCGATGCCACCACGCACAACTAAAACAGCAACGGCTGTGACAACTGAAGAACAAATTCAAGTTCAAGACACTGCCGAAGCTGCAGAAACAACAGCGCCTAAACGCTACATCAAAGTTTTCACAAGCCCAACATGCGGGCCGTGTAAACGATACAAGCCGCTCTTGTTAGAAGAGGCAGAGAAGCGCGGCGTTGAAGTGATTCAGGTGGAACTGTCAGATGAAACCAAAGACCAGTTCATGGAATTGGGTATTCGACAGGTGCCGGTCACGATTGTTTTTGAAGCCGACAAGGAAGTGTCGCGATTGATGGGCGCTCCAGCAAACATCATTCCCCAAATGGACAGCTGGGGCTTCTAAAAACGGTGGCCCAGACGGGCCACTTTCTTTTCAGGGATGAAATATGCAAGAAATTCTGATGGACAATCAGGATGCCCTCATTGTTCGAAAACCGATTCCAACTAACCACCTTCTTTCACTGCTTAATGAAATCTACATTGAGCCTGGTACAAAGGAGGATTGGGAGCTTCTGCATGAACTCCACTACAAGGCGGACACTTTAGGCATCGGGCCGCGTTATTGGCGTGTTGTTTTGCATGGCCAAACTATCGGCGTCGGCGTTATGACGGTTCCAAAAATGCTGCTATCAGGCAGAAATGAACTGTTTGAACATTTGCGCCCCAATACCAACGGTAAAGATTCACGTTTGATCAATCGACACCGCGCCCTATGGTTAAATAACAACGCCTGCACAAACTCGCGACTGGTTTTAGACACCATGTATCGCGGCGCTGGGATTGCTTATCGTGCGCAAAATTTAATGATGCGTATGAGTGGTTGTTTGTTAATTGAGTTTCAAAGCTCGATGTCAAAATTCAACCCATTTGCCGCTAAAGCCGGCATTCAGTTCGCCCCACCAAAACGAGCCACCAATTATGAACGCGGATTACAATTTTTCCGTCGTTGGTTCGAGTCGATTCCGACTGATTTTGTTGGCGTAATGCAGGAAATCGAAAAAATGCCCGCGCCAGTTCGGGAAAAATGCGTGGCCGAAATGCGTAAGTTTTACTATTCCTTTAGTTCGATGGAGAAATCAGGAGACAACCGCATGAATGGAACGAAGCGAGTCGACTCACTCTCGATTGAAAAGCTCTTAAAAAACACGCAACAGCTAGTGTTTGCTTCGCCGTTATACGGCGTGTACGTAAACCCCGACGTTAAAGCGGCAAAAGAAGCGGGAACCAAACCAAAACTTCCAATCCGTCTGCCTTTGATGGCGTTTGAAAACCAGTTACCTAACGAGCCGTTAAATCTCAACGCAATAAGCGAAAAGGACATTGCTTATGACAGTTAATTTGACGCCGAAGCAAGTTGAAATTCTCTTGCTGGTATTTAAAAAGAATACCGACGGCACTCACTTAGACCTAGATCAACTTCTCAATGAGCTAAGCTACAAGCCGACGAAACAGGCATTGCAGTTTTCCATACGGTCGCTCATCAAAAACCATAAGTACATCACCAAAGGCAGTGAAAAACGCCGTGGCCGTAGACATGTCACATACATTGCTACACCAACAGGTGAATATATGGCGCAACAGTACATGCCTAAGCCGAGCGGTTCTACTGGATTAAAAACCGCACTGGTCGAAGATGACTCAACCGCAATTTAATTGGGTGACTTGGGTGTTCCTACGCTCATCATTATATTAATATATTCAGTCATTAGTTACTGACTAAGTAATAATTGATAGCGGTTAAGAATAGGATTCCCAATGACCCTAGATGAACACAAAGCCCTCATCATCGGTTACGATTACGAGGCGGGAGCGGATACAGATACGGATATTGATTCGCTCCTCGGACACGACACAATGCTTTTTGATGGAAAGCCTATTCGATGTGATGACACCGGATGTTTTGAGGCCCCTAGATACTCTGAAGATATTGAAATTACAAAGCTTGAACTAGAAAAACTTAAAATCGACCCCCTTATTGTTCCAGCTGTCCCTTATAGCGCTAAAAAGACGCACAAGCCAGCCAGAGACATCGAACATAAATTTGCTGCACTCTTCTGTTTTGGCGGTGAACAATGCGTAACTAGACCGTTTGACAGCGAGAATGAAGCCCTAGCGTGTGTGCTATGGTATGCACTTTCTTATTTTTATTAATTAAAAGTTCAGTCACTACTGATTGACATAATTTAAATTTATAAGTATCCTCAGCCAAAACGACGGGGTGATTCAGACAGGAAGTAGGAGCCACCCCTTTTCAACTTCTTGGAAAGCGAATGACCAACCAACGCAAATCCGTTCCATTGAAGAAATGGGCGGAGGCAGAAGCACTCTGGGCGAATGGTGATGCGACTCGCAAGGAAATTGCAAAGAAGTTGGGCGTATCGGAGTCTGCCGTTCAACAGCACATGGCAAAAGCAGGCGTTAAGTACCGACAAAATGCCGAGCAGCACAGGGCAAAGATTGCCGACGCAGTTCAGCAAGCCGCAACGGAAGAGGCGTCGTTACATGCTCAGCGAATCCGTGAGACGAAGAACGAGCATTACGCAATATCTCAAAATATTGCAAAGCTGGTTTGGCAGGAAGTTCTTACAGCAAAGAAGAATACCCAGCCGCTCGCAACCGCAGCTCCAAATCTTAAAGCGTTAGATATTGCTATCACAGCGCTTGCCAAAGCCCGCATGGAACGATGGTCTGTATTGGGTCTTGACCGACCAGATGCCGTAGATACCAACGAGCTTGCTACGTTGGAGATTACCGAGCTGACGGCTGACGAAATCGAGGAATTACGTGAGCGTAATTTTAACGAGTTCGAAATTGAAGGGACGGAACCAGTACAGGAGACAGTGGAAGTTAAATCAAGTTAGTAATGGGAATCAAAGAAAAACTCAGTCTGCATCCTAAACAAATGCAGGTGTACCAATCAAAGGCGCGTTTCCGCGTAGTTGTGGCGGGGCGTCGTTGGGGGAAGAGTCAACTTTCAAAGATTTTGATGATTTCCAAAGCGCGCATTCCAAAGCAAAAGGTCTGGTATGTTGCCCCAACATACAAGATGGCCAAGCAGATTATGTGGAATGATCTGCTTGACGCCATCCCTAAATCTTGGATTGCGAAGGTCAACGAGTCAAACCTTTCAATCCGATTGGTTAATAAATCACGAATTGAGCTGAAGGGTGCTGACAAAGCCGACTCCCTACGTGGTGTCGGTATCAACTTTCTAGTTCTCGATGAGTTTCAAGACATGGACGAAGACACTTGGACAAAAGTGTTACGTCCTACGCTGGCAGATACAGGCGGTCACGCCATCTTCATCGGTACGCCAAAAGCTTACAACTGTCTCTACACCGTCTACAAATTAGGGCAAGACCCTAAAAAAGTTAGATCTGGTCAATGGGAGTCATGGCAGTTTCCAACGATTACATCCCCATTCATTCCATTGTCTGAATTAGCCGCCGCTAAAGCAGATATGGATGAAAAATCCTTCAAACAGGAGTTTTTAGCGTCATTCGAAACCATGAGTGGTCGTGTTTACTATCCATTTGACCGAAATCTGCATGTAGGGAAATACGAAATTAACCCTAATTTGCCGATTTGGGTTGGGATGGACTTCAACATTGACCCAATGAGCGCCGTTTTGTTTCAACCTCAAGAAAACGGTGAGCTTTGGGCGGTTGATGAAGTTGTTCAGTTTGGCTCAAACACTGAAGACATGTGTAGAGCTTTAGATGAAAAACTTTGGAAGCACAGATCGCGGATTGTTATTTACCCCGACCCAGCTGGCGGACAAAGGCAGCATGCGCGAGGCGAGACAGACTTGGACATCCTAAGAGAAATGGGTTTCAAGAATATCAAGTATCGCAAAAAGCATCCAATGATTGCTGATAGGGTCAACGCTGTAAACCGAATGCTAATGTCAGCAGATGGCTCTATTCGAATGAGAATTGATGAGAAGTGCAAACATCTCATTAACTCCTTCGAGCAAACCATTTATAAGCCTGGTTCTCGAGACGTCGACAAGTCGGCTGGTGTAGAACATAGTGCTGACGCAGCAGGGTACGCAATCGAACTTGAGTTTCCAGTACGCAAAATCGACTTTGGTGGGATTTCAATTTAAGGTAACAATCAGTCACTACTGACTGATAAAGAGGAAAGGATGAATCTTAAACACGGAGAATCGGCAGTAATTGATTTGCAAGCTGAAGAAGCGAAGCAAAACGCCACTTCCGTTATCAGTGACCCAGCACGTTTACGCACTTTGATCGAGAGACGGCATCCAAAGTACGAAGCGTTAGTTGCTCACTGGAACTTCATGGAGGAAACATACAACGGCGGGCGCAAATGGTTTAGTTCCAATATTTTTCGCTACATCAAAGAGGGTGACAAGGAGTTCAAAAATCGAATTGAGCGTGCTTATCGCTTCAATCACACGCGTGAAGTTGTTGATTTAATTAACAAGTACCTGTTCAAGCAGGCTATCACTCGTAATGATAAAGATGCGCCTCAATGTGTTATTGATTTTTGGAAGTCAGCAACCAAAGGAAACTTAACGATCAATGATTTTGTTCGTCAAGTTAGTAAGAAAACTTCTTTGTTTGGGCGAGTGGGTATCGTTGTCGATAGAAGCCGCGCCGACATGGAAATTGTTTCTCGCCAAGATGAGGTTGAAGCCAACTTACACACTTACAGTTACATTGTTGAGCCGCAACGACTCTTGGATTACTCATTTGATGAAAACGGCGAATTAAATTGGATTTTAATTCATGAAATCGGGCGTGACGACGAAGACCCATTTGACTCTTCAGGAAAGCCGGTAAATCGCTTCAGACTTTGGACGAAGCAGCACTGGGCGCTTTATGAAGTAAAAGAAGGTAAAGGTAAAAAAGTTGCCGTGAGTTTGGTTGATTCGAGCAATCATGATCTCGGCGAAGTACCTGTTATTTTGGCGGATAACATTATTGGTGATGATCAATATTCAGCTCCGGCACTTATTGATGACATTGCTTATCTTGACCGCGCTACAGCCAATTACCTTTCAAACTTGGATGCAATCATTCAAGACCAAACCTTCAGTCAACTTGCGATGCCGGCCCAAAACCTAATGCCGGGTGAAGAGAGCCATGACAAGCTCTTGGAAATGGGGACTAAACGAGTGTTCCTCTATGATGGAGAGGGTGGATCTCAACCTTTCTATCTATCGCCAGACGTAAAGCAGGCTGATCTTTTGATGACCACTATCAATAAGATCATTGGAGAAATTTATCACACTGTCGGTTTAGCAGGAGAGCGCACAAAACAGGACAATGCGGTAGGTATCGACAACAGTTCGGGCGTAGCGAAAGCTTATGACTTTGAACGTGTAAACGCCTTGCTTACAGCGAAAGCTGATTCACTTGAAACAATCGAAAACAAGATCGTTCGACTCGTTGCCAAATGGAACGGCGAAAGAATCGACGATAAAGACTCATACGTCTCATACCCTGACAACTTCGATACTCGTGGCTTGTATGACGAATTTGATATTTCTGCACGCCTAATGTTGATCGAAGCGCCAGACACGGTAAGACGTACTCAAATGGAAGCTGTGATTGATAAGTTGTTCCCTCAGTTAGCTAAGGAACTCAAAGAGAAGATGCTTAAAGAGCTGAAGGATTGGCCGGTTGACCCACTTGAATTGGCGTCACAAATCACAGACGGAACCAGCACGGGCCAACTTAAAAACCGCACCAGCATCAAAAAGAATGATGACGGAGCGGAAGATAAGACCGCTGCTAAAGCAAAAAACCCTCAAGGAAACAAAGCGGCCAAAGCGACAAAGAATAATCGTCAAGGCCAAGTGACCGAACAAACAAAGTAACAGTCAAGGGAACGACTGTAGCTAAGAGACTAGCACAAGGAAGATCGATATGCCTTTATGGATGCAACTTTTAATGAATGGCGGCTTACTTCGACAAGAAGCCAATGGTGAAGGTTCTGATTTAGGAGGCGGCTCAGGCGGCGAAGGCGGGGAAGGTGACGAGAAAAAAGAGCCTACCGAACCTACTAAAAAAGACTCAGAAGCCGACGATGAAAGTAAAAACAAGCCGACTGACAAAGAAGCTGAATTACTCAAAGAAGTAATGAAGAAAAAAGCCGAAGCTCAAAAAGTGAAGCAGGAGCTTGAAGAACTGAAGGCGCGATATATCGACATCGACCCTGAAATCGCTCGCAAGGCAATTAACGAACAGAAGGAAAAAGAAACCAAAGAGCTTGAAGCGAAGGGTGATTTTGAACGTCTGAAAGCGCGTATGGCCGAAGAGCATGCTAAAGAAGTAAATGCCCTAAAAGCAAAAATCGCAGAGCTTGAAGGTGCCAATGCTTCGAAGTCTCAAATGATCAATGACCTGACGGTTGGCGCTCAATTCAACCAATCTCAATACATCAAACAAGATTTAATTTACACGCCAACTAAGTTACGTGCGTTATATGGTAATCACTTTGAAATTGAAGATGGCAAAGTGGTTGGTTATGACAAACCTCGCGGCGCGGCAGAGCGAACTAAGATCGTCGATAGTCATGGCAACCCTGTAAATTTTGATAAAGCTTTAGAAAAAATTGTATCAATGGACCCTGATGCAAATTACATGATCAAAGCCAAATCAAAACAAGGAGCTGGTTCACAGCCAAATCCAAAACAAGGCGCGCCTAAACCAGAAGCTAAATTGTCTTCAACTGCCAAAATTTCAAATGGCTTGAGTGAGCTGTTTGCTAATCAGTAACCCATAAATGATGCCCGAACCTTACAGTTCGGGCATTTCAGCAAAAATAATCAGTCATTACTGATTGATCTTTTGAATCCTTTGTAGTAGGATTCTCGATCAATCGGTGGCTAGAGAGAGTTAGTAAATCCGACAATCTCATTGAGCAAATTAACTAATGGAGTAGTTAAATGCCACTATTACGTGAAGAAGCTGCGAAGCTTAGTAATAACCAACTCGTTTCGGGTGTGGTCGAGGAAATTATCGATAAGGACGAAATGTTTGCGTTTCTTCCATTTGTAGGCGTGAAAGGGAAAGCATACGTCTATAACCGTGAAAAAACGTTAGCTGACGCTGATTTCTTAGATCCAAACGAAGAAATCAAAGAGTCTGCATCAACGTTCGAAGAAGTCACTGCCAAGTTACGTATTTTGGCTGGCGACGTCGACATTGACAAATTCCTTGATTCCACTATGGATGACACCAACAACCAAATGGCGATCCAAGTGACGCAAAAGGCGAAGGGTGTAGGTCGTAAATTCCACAAAACTTTAGCTACTGGTGATGCTTCTGTTAATCCAAAAGAATTTGACGGTATCGCAAAACTTGTAACTGAAGAGCAAACAATTAGCGCCGGCCCAGATGGTGGCGGTATCACTTTAGCGTTGTTAGATGAATTACTCGACAAGGTTCCTCATGGAGCTGACTGTTTAGTAATGCGTCGCGGTACAATTCGCGCGTACCGTAACTTACTCCGTGTAACATCGGGTACTGACGCTGTTATGCAGATGGTTGAAAACTTTGGTCGTCCAATGTTGACACACAACGGTGTGCCAATTGTGATGAACGAGTTCTTACCAGCTGACGAAGTGATGGGCACTAATACCAAAACGTGTTCAATTTACGCAATCCGTGCAAACGAAGTAGACGGCCTTCATGGCATCTACGGCGGTGGCCCTGCTGGTATCGTTGTTGAAAACATCGGTACTGTACAAAACAAAGACGCAACCCGTATCCGTTTGAAGTGGTATGTTGGTTTAGTCTTGAAATCAACTAAGTCTTTAGCGCGTTTAAAAGGTGTTACCAACATCTAATAAATCAGTCACTACTGACTTACAATAAAAGGGACTATTTAGTCCCTTTTTTGTTGTGTTTCAATTGATGCAAGATCACCAATAACTTATCATTCAAAAATCTACTAAGACAAGGAAGTCAGATGAAACTACGATTAACAGCTAAGGGCTATGAAAACTTCACTGGGCATATGGGCGCCGTTTATTTCGAAAACGGTCTTTCTGCTATGGATGTATTGCCAGTCCATGCGGTACGCATTGGCAGCACAATTGGCGCCGAGTGGGAAAATGGACAATCCACCAACCCGGCTGAATTGTTGGTGTCCAACGCAAATACGAGCGCATTAAACTCACAGGAAGCTTCTGAATACGATCAACGCATGGTTGAGGCTCAAATTGATGATGCAATCAAAGCTGAAGAGCATCTAAATAAAGTGGCACAACTTGGCATTGTCGCTACAACTGACCCCGATGCCAAACTCCCTACACCTGAAAGCAAAAAATACACCCGTGAAGAACTTGAAGCCATTGCAGAAGAAGGTGGGTTAGCAGGTCTTCGCGCTGTAGCTACCGAAGTTGGCGTAAAGGGTGGTTCGATTGTGGTGTTGATTGAGCGCATCTTGGAAGTTGCAGGTGCCTAATGAACATTTACTTAGTTGGCACACCAGTTAAGCTAAATGTTGATTTCAGCGACAGTGACGGCAACCCTCTCGCCGTCACCGAAGCAAAGTACCGTGTTGTTGACCAAGACTCCAAAGAGTTACTTCAAATGCGGTCATTCGACACAACACTTGGCGAGCTGACAATCCCTTCAGAAATCAACACCATTGCCGCTCTGGACATTAATGCCATCACCACTGACAACAAATTGAATTTTCGCACTCGCGAAGTGCGCGTTGTTGAATTTGAGCTAACCCTACAAGACGGCAACATCGTACCGCATAACCTCGCTTATGCGATTCGATTGAGAGATCCTCTAATTGCCGGACTTAACAGCTTCCAAACGATGAGTCAGGCAACTTTAAGCTCCCTTTCAATCAGTGCATTGAGCGCATGGAATGAAGCGAGTCTCGATTCGAAGATTAGCGCATTAATTGAGGCCTACGAGCGCATTTGTAAATTAGGTTTTACTTTAGTTGATAACCTCGACCTTCTTTCCCCGAAAGATTTTTCAGCTTTGGACGCTCGATTTGTCGATGCGCTCAAAAAGGCTCAAGTAGCCGAAGCAGATGCAATCTTGGGCGGTGGAGAGTCCACATTGATGAGCCGGAAGCAAGGATTGCTCTCACAAACAATTGGCGAAACTCATGAAACCTATCAAAAAGGCATGCCATTAGATTTAGTAGTCTCTAAATTGACCATGCGTTATTTGAGTGGGTTCATTTCGACAAATAAGCGAATTGGACGGGCTTAATGAATAAACACGACATTGACATCGCTCAGGCAGGAGCGCTAACCAAAACTTTCGTTATGGCGCTAAATGGCGCCTTCTTCACTGTTCGCGGCAATAAGTCCAAGCCCACCCCTCAAGACATTGAAAGAGCGAAGATCAATGTTCAGATCGCCTCATATACATATCTTAGTGCGGTAGGGGAGTTGCTTAATCCTTCACACCCTATGTCCAAAGAGACACGGGCGAAAATTATCAACGTCACCACACAATTAATTCGTCAAGCAAACGCATCAATTGCAGGTGGCTACTCAAACAAGGCGGCTCAGCTGCTTGGTTCGAATGTGCATGGCGCACAGGGGCAATTAATTCAGCGAAAAATGCGCCAACTGGACTTGCGCGTGATCGACAAGCATGGGCGTGGGTGGAGCGACCCATCTCGGCTAGTTGAGGAAATCATGACTCATCATTTTTCAGGGGAGGGAAATGTTCAGACCTAATCAAACTTGCGTGGTTCGTTCGATTGCTGGTTACAGCGTTTATGGCCAACCACAAGAGGGAAAGCGCAAAAGGGAAAAATGCGCAATCGTTCGCTACGTCATCAAGAATGAAAAGTCTTCTGTGCGAGCCGACTCTTCCGCAACACGAGGAAATGCACGGGAGCAACAAGCGGATGCAATCTTCTTGATGAGCCCCAACACAACTGCGGACATTGACAGTGTAATTGAGTTACATAGCCATGATTTTCGCGTTGTTTCAAAAGAGCCACGTTTTGCAATCAGTGGTCGCCTAGACCATTTTGAAGTTGGTTGCAGTTATTGGAGCGACAATGAATCTACTACCACTAGCTAAGCTGCTTCAGACTAAACAGGTTGGCATTACGGGGCAGACCATCTTTGTCAACATGATTCCAATTTCCGCCCCAAAAGGCGTGTTGTTGAGAAATGATTTACCCGGAACGGAAATCGATTACGAGCTTCCCGGATATTTCAAAACAGGATTCGTAGTCATTGTCCGAGATACTTCCTTTGATCTGGCTGAGCAAAGGATGCAAAGGGTGAGTGAAGTTCTCACACTCAATGACACAACTGTCGGAGACTTCCACTTCAACTATTGTCGACCAAAAACACGACCTAACGCATACCCAATGTCTGCGGGGAACTTAATTGAACTCGCCGCAGAATACAGCGTTTGTGGCTATGAAATTAAAGGAGAGTAAATGTTCAAAAAGGGAAATTTTGGAAGACTGCGAGCAAGACTGGAAGCTCTTTCAGAAGTGCCCGAAAAAGTAGCTGCAACAACCTTGCGTGACTGTGCCTACAAGGTAAAAGAAACCGCCATCAATATGACACCAATTGACGAGGGCGACCTTCGACGTTCAATTAAGGTGCGTCGAATTGGCGGTGGTACAAATAAATTGGGGCAATTTAGTCGAGGGCAATCCAGATGGGAGGTGTATGTCAACATGTCCCAACCTACAAGCGGCGGTAAAAAAGAAGCTTTTGTGGGGGAATATGCTTGGTTAATACACGAACACATGGGCTGGGGAAATGTGCGCATGTCAATCATGCCTTCGGAACGATCAGTGGCGGCGGGATTAGCAAATGGAGTTCATGCCGGCGGGCGCTTCATGGATAGAGCGCTCATGTACCACGCCAAAGAGATTCAGAAGGATATTCGCGCACAAGTTCTTAGAGAAATCAAGAAACTGGACAAATAACCCCCTCTATGATAGATTGCCAAAAATCAGTCATGGATGACTGAATATGCCTTTGCAAAGGAGATGACAATGGCAAGCGATGTTAAAAACGTCAAGCTTGGTGTTTGTAAAATCATGTTCGATGGAGTGGACTTAGGTTTTACAAAAGGCGGCGTTGACGTAACTGTCTCAACTGAAACCCACAAGGTTCAAGTTGACCAGTTTGGCCAAACACCAATCAATGAATACATTCTCGGTCGTACCGTAGTTGTAAAAGCCCCTCTCGCAGAAACCACTTTGGAAAACTTGGTAAAAATCATGCCTGGTGCCACTTTGGTTACTGACGCTCAAACCCCTGCTAAAAAACGCGTAGATGTTCCTACTGGCGTTGGTATCAACTTGCTCGACTTCGCAAAAGAATTGGTATTGCACCCAATTGGCAAGCCTGATACCGACAAATCTGACGACTTTGTTGTTAAACGTGCGGCAACTGCTGGCGCATTGGATTTCGGCTACAAGCTGGAAGATGAGCGTTTGTTTAACACTGAGTTCAACGCGTATCCAGACGAGAACGGCAAACTGTTCTCTATTGGTGATCCGGCAGCTGGTAAGGCTTAATTTATAAATCAGTCATTACTGACTGATTTAACAACCTCCTAACAGCCCTGTCATTCGCAGGGCTTTCTCAGATTCGAGACGCGCAAAAATGAAATTATTAAACATTGAAAACATCTCAGTTAAAAGTGATCGATTTATCGAAATCGCTGGCAAAAAACATGAACTCAAAATCATGAGCGTTGGGGAATTTACTCAATTCGTCAAAGATGCTCGTGAAATTGCAGCTTCGCGTGACCCTCTTCGTGAACTTGAATTTGCCATCAAAGTTGTTAGCTCTGCCCTTCCAGACGTTCCTGTTGAGGAAATCGAAAAGCTTCAACTTCCTCAACTTCAAGCAATTGTTGCGTTTGTTAGCGGACAAGACAATGACTCTGAAGAGGCTGATGAGGCGGCAGACAAAGAGGGAAAGTAAGTGCCTCTGCGCCAAAGCTTGAATCTTTAGATTTTGGATTCCTGTTTTGTCGCGTAATGCATTTTTACTCAGAAACCTATCAATCTCTACTCGCTATGCCAATCAAAACATTTTGGTTGCTTAGCAACAGTGTTGAACGGATCGAGGCTCAAAGAGATCTCCGACACTTAAAAATTGCGCTGGCAGGAAGCATGGGCGCAACTCAAGAGGGCATTGAGAACCTAATGGAGTCTCTTAGAAAGGAAGTTGGCGAAGTAATCAAGGGAGATAACAACCCAATTTTAAACACCGAAAGAGACGAAGCTGGATTCGAAGCGCTCCGAAATATGACATAAGGATGGTTAAACACACATGATCGGCGGCGGCGAAGTTAAAAACAGCCTCACGTTAGATGCATCGCAATTTGATTCCGCAATTGAGCAAGCCACCAAAAAGGCAATCGCGCTTGAGAAGGAATTAGACAACCTCGGTAAACAGTCAACTAAGCTCGATTCAAAACTTGCTGATACAAAGCAGGGGATGGTCGAGCTTAATCGTCGTTTTAGCGATGCTGAAAAAACACTAGGCACCACAAGCAAAACATTTACTGATGCTCAAAAGAAAGTTGGCGAAACTACCAAGAACGTCGACTTGCTTTCGCGCAAGCTTGAAAAGCTGACAGGTGCGGCTACTCAGCAAAAAAGCGCCATCACTTCCCTTAAAGAACTCACCGACCATTACGGCAATACCATTGATGGTCTAAACCCCGTACTTGATCGCGTTCGTAAAACCGAAGAGCGACTAGGCAAGTCTCGCATCAAACATGCTGGCGAAGGGGCGGAAAAGGAAAAAACACGTTGGCTTGAGCGTCGCCGCATTCTCGCTGAGGAAGAGCAGGCAAACCAACAGTCCTTAAAATCTCGCGAGCAGCTTTATAAGCAATACGAAGCCCTAGAGCGCAAGTTAGAGACTGTTAAGCGCAATGCCACTAGCCAAGCTAATAAATTCGCCACAGCGACAACTGAGCGCGGTTTAGCGGCATATAAAAACCATTCCGGCAAAGCAAACGCTGCGGAAGAGCAATTAACAACCCTTCGCCAAACCAAGCTCGCAATTGAACAGTCTGTTTCCATGTTGCGGGAGCGGAACAAAGAGCTTAAAAACGCAATCAAAATCACTGATGATGGCTTGCGTCTGGAACGCCAAGAGCGTGATGTTTTAAAAGAACAAAATGACTTAGCCAAAAAACGCAATGATACAGAGCGCGAACGCATTCGTGCTATTAAGGACGTCGAAAAGGCCGAACGTGGATTGGCCGCCCTTAAAGATCGTGAATCAAAACAACAGATCGCCAACTCCAAACAGGAACAAAGAGCGGCTGAATTAAAGATCAAAGCAGAAGAGCGCGATTTAAATCGGCTTGAACGCTTAAAGGAGCGTAACCACCAAGCGGAACTAGCGCGTCGACGCCGCGAAGCTGCTGAAATCAACCGCGCGAATGCCGAAGCGGCCGCAGCGGTAACTGCTGTTGGAGCTGGCGCGGCAACCGTTGCGGGTGTACATGAAGCGGCGAGTTATCAAGATGTCGAAGATCGCGTTCGCATGCTTAACTTATCTCCTGAAGAGTTTAATCGCTTCAAGGAGAAGTCATGGGATTTGGCAAGTACTGAAAAATACTTATCCAGAACCGCAGCAATGCAAACCCGTCTCGATGCTCTGACGGCAATTGGCTACAACAAAGAGCCAACGATCGACAAAACCATATCGAGCGCTTCTCGAAATGCATATCTTTTGCGTTCTTTGGGTTATGAAAACGGCACACATTCAGACGTCGTAAAAAATCTATATGGTTTTGCCGAAGCAAGGCAGGTGATGGATGACCCTAACGAAGTCAATAAGTCATTTGATATTGCCCGCAGAATGGCCGTTGCTTCAGGCGGCAAAATCAAGATGGCCGACATTGAGACGGTGGCCCGTAATATTGGTGATTTGCGCCAAACCATGTCTTCTGAAGGGTGGATTAGACTCGCCGCAGTAATGGAGCAGTTTAAGACAGCTGGCGGCGGAAACGGTGGCGGTGGTGGCGTTTCCTCAGTTGGTACCATCTTTAAAATGATGAGCCTTTATGCATCAGGCAAGCCAATAACCAACACGGCGGCTCTCAATTTGCTTGGTGCGGACGTTATGAACGACGCATTCGCCGATGGTACGTCGCAACAATTCCAGAACTCGCGAGAAATTCAAGGCGCAATGATGAAAGCTGTGAAAACAGCTGGCTTCAAAGACGTCAAGGAAATGTCGAAGGACCCTATCAAGTTCTTTGCTGGATTGCGTGGTCAATTGCTCGATTACATGATGCAAGACGCACAGTTCAAGAAGTTCTTTGGTGCAAATACGCCTAAGCATAGCTACAACGCCGAAGGGCGAATGATCGGTGCAAATGGTCAGCTGGTAGATCAGCGCACACAAGATGACATTGAAAACGCAGCATTTAAGCGTTTCTTTGCACAGTCGGGCATGTCCAACAAAACCATTGACGGTATGTTGTTGACCATGAACCGCAGTTTTGTGGAGCGTTCAAACCACGCAGCTGAAACAGCAATGGGATCTCAAGGCGAACTTGAGGCGATGCAAAATCTAACCGAGAACTGGAATGCCAACATGGACATTCTAAAAGCTTCTTTGGCTGATTTTGCTGTCACCTTTGAGCCTCTTCTTGCTAAGTTAGCCGAAGTTCCTAAGTTCTTTGCAAGCATCATTCGCTCATTCAGTGAATTTGGTAAGGACAATCCAACTCTAGCCACGCTTTCTTTGATGACGGTAGGGTTTGGCCTGCTCAAAGTTACTATTATGGCAACGCTCTCGCCTATTCGAATGTTATTGGGTGTGTTGGGGTTGATGCCTAAATCTTTGGGGAACATTGTTTCTTCAATGAAAAACTTAGGGACGGCATCAGGGGCGGCCAAAACCTCAATCAACGCAACCAAAGATACTGTCGGAAAAGCCGCATCTGAATTTACATCCTTCGGCACAACAGCTGAAAAATCCGCAGAACGCGCCAATGCAGGCGTAAAAGGATTTGCAGGCAAGCTATCTGGCCACTTGGGTTCAGTTAAGGTATTTGCTGGGGGCGCACTTCGCCTATTGGGTTCTGTGGTCAATTGGGCTGGTTGGCTCATCTTGGCGGGGCAATTTGGTTGGGCGATTGGTAAGTGGATCGGCTCGCTCAAAGTGGGCGGAACAGAAATTAACACCCACATCCAAAATATTGTCAATGACATCGTGTCCAATTGGGATTTGATGATCAACTCTCTTAAAGGCGCTTGGCTATCCTTTAAAGAGTTCTTTACAGGTGAGCAATTACAGGCCCGCGCTGAAATTCAAGAAACGCGCCGTCAGATTAAGGAGCAGCAAGAGCGTCTTCATGTAGTTACGGAAGGCGAAAAGCAAGAAAAGGTTAATAACATCTCAACCGAAGTAACCAAGCGTTACGCGAATTTGCTTAAAGGTGCAAAAGTTGGCGATACGGTTAAGGGAGTTAAAGTTACCGATAGCGTCAAGAACTGGGCTAACGCTTACGAGTACAGCCAATCTGGGGCTCGTTATGGCCATACTGACGTCAAAGCCCCACGTATGCCTTATGAAGTTAAGGTTCAATACGACAAAGCGATGGGGCATGTCAAAAAGAACTATGGCTTAACTTCGGACGAACAGAAGAAAACATCTGCAACTACTGACAAAGACAACCACACTTCAGCTACCCCAGCTGGCTTCATGCCGGGAACTGGTAATCACGATATTAGCTCTCCAACGCTTGCTACCAAGCCTAAAAAAGATCGAGGCTCTGGTGGTTCAACTCGTGACTTTGAAAGCAAAGTCATGGGGGTTAATGAAGGTCTGTTAGCTAAAATTGCGGAGCTGAATGTTCTTGATGATTCAGTTTTGGAAAAAGGCGCGCCAGATTACTACAAACTCGCCAAGCTTTCATTTATCAAAGAGTGGATGCAAGGCAACTTTGACGATGGCAGAAACCCTAAGAATCGCCCATTTGCTAACCGCAGCTACCAAAAAGGGCGCGTATGGAAGCAAGAGGATATTGACTGGAACGCCGTAGATCCAAAAACAGGTATTTCAGTTGAGCAGATTCTCAAAAACATGGCTCAAGTTCGTCAGCTTGAAGACATGCATAAGTCGGTTCAATTTGCGGTTTCTAAATCAGCAAATGCAAATGAGAACTTCAAAGACTCACTCGAAGATGCAACAAATGACATAGACAATCAAAGTGATGCTTTGGCTGCATTACGTCGTGAATTTGCGCGATTTGAAGCGAAGAATCCGTTCGCATACGGCGACCCTAATTACGTTTCAAATAAAAATGCATCTATCGCAATGCAAACAGCTTCAGATTATTTGGGTTACGCGAAAAAGGCGAAAAACTCAAACTCCGAAGATTCATCTGTATTTGTCGACAATGAATACGCGCGAAACCAACAAGCGGTAAATAAAAAGTATGACGACCTGATCAAGCCATACAAGTTGATTCAATCTCAACTTGACGAGCAGATCGCCTCTTTAGACGCCGTACAGCAACGCACTCAAGAACAAGAGGACTTGTATGCGAAGTTATTGCAGACACGCAAAGACTTTGAAGAAGAGTTTTCAGAGTTTTACCGCATTCAAGAGGAAAAGCGCCGCCGTGAGCTAATGTCCACCTATGATCAGGCAATGATCAAATGGCGGGATTACGAAACCACATATCGTCAAACCATTTCAGATCTTGGCGTTGAAATGTCGGATGGCATTTTTAATAAGTTCCTGAAAGGCGATGACGTCTCCCTAAGCGGCATCTTGTCTGAGAGCGCATCTAAAATTTCACAAGGCGCTTTCCGCTACGTGTGGCAAGACATGTCTAAACGCGCGCTTGGTGATGGCGCTAATACCGACCTTTACTCAATGGGCAAATCCTTACTCAAAGGCGAGGCCGTTGATGAAAGTGGATTTGTTGGAAAGTGGCTAAACAAAATCCGTGGTTTGACTGGGGTGGCGTCAAGTGACTCTTCAGCAGACTCGGCGGAGGCTTCTAACACAATCGCGGTAAATGCCAACACCGCAGCAATTCAAAACCTCACAGCAGCACTCCGTGGCCAAAGCATTTCTAGTGTCATTGGTGGTGTTGCATCATCAGTTGGTGGTGAAGACCTAACAACCTTCGCAAGCGCAGTACTAGGGCCTGAAAATGTTGGGGCTATTGATTATGTCAATGGTTCTGGTGGCTTCCTTGACCATCTAGCCGGCGGGTTTGAAGGTGGTGCCGGTATGGACCCTAACTTACCTAGCTTCCTCAACGGCGGATTGATGGATAAAAGCGTTGGGGGTTCGCTAGAAGGCGCAGAAGGTGGAGTGCTTGGTGGTCTGTTTGCGCAGATCAAATCTGGCTTCATGGACATCTTCGGACAGGGAGCGGGTGGCGGCATCTTCTCAACAATCAAGTCGGGCTTCTCTAATTTATTCAGCAACGGCAGTGGCTTAATGAGTTCTATCGGCAGTGCATTTAGCAGCTTGTTCGGTGGAGGCGCTGGCGGTGGTGGAATTTTTAGCAGCCTAGCAAGTGCCATTAGTGGTTTGTTTAGCGGTGGCGGTGGAGCTGGCGGAGGTATGGGAGGTGCTGGTGGCTGGATTGGTGCGGCTGCATCTATCGCTTCCTCTTTCTTTGCTAACGGTGGCGCTTTTGGCGCTGGTACACATGCTTTTGCTAACGGCGGGGCATTTACCAATGGGATTTACGATTCACCAACCTACTTCAAGTTTGCCAAAGGTGGCGGATTTGCAAACGGCGTAATGGGAGAAGCTGGGCCAGAAGCGGTCATGCCATTGCAACGTGATTCTTCAGGACGTTTAGGGGTTGCTCTAAACGGAGGCGCGCCAGTTGGTGGGGGCACGGTTGTAAGCATCAACATTGAAGTCAACAACAATGGAGATACAACAACAGAAAGCTCAAAAGGCGGAGACAACGAATCCAACTGGAAAGACTTGTCTAACAGAGTCAAGTCATTAGTTCAGGAAGAGATCGTGAAGCAAAAACGACCAGGCGGTATGTTGCGTTCAACAAACCAGTAAAAATCAATCAAAAAAATCAGTCAGGACTGACTTACTATGCTAAAATTTGAATGGAGTCCAGATTTAGGCTGTGAGCGGGATGAAACCCCGCTCGTTACAGTCACGAAATTTGGCGATGGATATGAAGCAAGACTGGCAACAGGAATTAACTCCCAACCGAATAAATGGACTGTCACGTTCACGAAGAACTTAGACGAGTACCGAAAAATTCGGGCTTTCCTTAAACAGCATGGAGCAGTTAAGGCGTTTGAGTGGGTTGATCCAGAAGGCGAATTAGGACGATACGTCTGCCGGTCTTGGAAAAGTAAACAAGTCGGGTTCGGAGTACTTCAGATAACGGGGGTATTCGAACAGGTATTTGAGTAAGGACACTCGTGAACATTCCAGTTGTAAACATTCAGACGGAGATTCAATCGCTTTCTCCGTCAGCTTTGGTGGAGTTGTTTGTAATCGACACCACAATGTTTGAAAACGGCTCAATTATGCGTTTCCACTCAGGAATCGCGCAGGGCTATCAAGACATCGTTTGGCAAGGCTTGAATTACAAGCCTATGCCAATCGAAAGCAGCGGTTTTGACAAGACAGCTCAAGGCACTTTGCCACGCCCTAAGCTAAAAATTGCCAATGTGGGCGGTTTGTTCTCGGCTATGGTCATCCAAATGGACGATCTGGTGGGCGCTCGAATCACTCGCAAACGAACTTTTGCTCGCTATCTTGATGCTGTCAATTTCCGCAACGGCAATCCAGAAGAGAACCCCGACCAACATTTACCAGACGAAATGTGGCTGGTTGATCGTAAAGCTACCGAAACCAAAGATGTCATCGAATGGGAGCTGGCTTCAGCATTTGATTTCGACGGCATCAAACTGCCTTATCGACAAGTTCTAAAGAACTCATGCGCATGGCGGTATCGAGGCCCTGAATGTGGCTACTCAGGTGGCTATTACGACGAGTTTGACCAGCCTACAAACGACATCAATAAGGACTGTTGCCCAAAGCGGTTTACGTCCTGCAAAGCCCGACAAGGTAGTGATGTTGTTTTGACGTTTGGTGGAATGCCGGGGGTTCAACGTGGCGACGATTAATCCTAAAGCTCGTCAGTCTGTTGCTGCCCGAATCCGTGAAATTGCTGAGCTTCGTTACCCATACGAAGCTTGCGGCTTCATTGTGGGGGTGGGCAAGAAGACTCTCGTTATCGAAAAGCAAAATGAAGCACACAACAAACGCACTAACTTCTTAATGAATCCCGGCGCTTGGGCTGAAGCGGAGCAAGAAGGTGAGCTTTTAGGCGTTTGGCATACCCATGTTGAAGAGCCGGCACGACCAACACCAGCAGATTTAGCTGCGTGCGAAGAAAGTGAATTGCCGTGGTTCTTGATGGGCATTTATAAGCGCTCAGACTGCTTTGAATTTTCCGATCTTATTTACTTTGAGCCGACTGGATACCAACAACCTTACGTTGGTCGTCCATATGTGTACGGCACGTTTGATTGCTGGTCACTCGTTGTTGATTACCTTAAACGCGAATTAAACATTGAGATCAGCAACAACTATCCACGACTTGAAAACTTTTGGCTCAAGGATGAGACAAATTTTTTCGACACCCACTTCGCCAATGAAGGTCTTTTCGAAATCGAAGGAGAGCTTCAAAAGGGCGATGTTTTGATGTTTCAAACGGACGCCAGCGGTCACGCAAACCATGTCGGCGTCTACATTGGAAACAATCAATTTCTTCATCACGTTCAAGGTCGCTTATCAACCATTGATACCTACGGCGGCTATTGGGAAAAGCACACCATCAGACGATTGAGACACGTAAATGCTAGTTAGCGTTCATCTTCATGGCCCAATGGGCAAGGAGTTTGGCAAGGAATGGAACCTAGCTATCAAAACTCCACGCGAAGCATTAGCTCTCATTGATGCAAACACAGGACGTTTGTTTCATTGGATGCGAGCAAATCTTCAAAAGTACAAAAACTACCGAGTGTTTTGCATCTTCAAGAACGGCAAAAAGGAATTTTTGACGAAAGACACTTTGCTCTCGGCAAACAACATTCAATCCGTTCACTTCGCTCCTGTCGTTACGGGTTCAGGTAAGTGGGGAAAAATCATCGCCGGTGTGGTTTTGATGGTCGCTTCCTACTGGCTTGGCCCAATGGCGTTCCAAGCCGGACTTGCGCTTGTTATGAGCGGGGTAAGTGAGCTTCTAGCTCCGAAGGTCAAAACTGGCTCAACCAGAACCTCTCATTACTTTCAAGGCGCCACCAATACGGTGCAGCAAGGCGACCCCGTTCCTTTGATTTACGGACGAATCAAAACGGGTGCTTCGCCTATTTCCGTACGCATGACTGTCAACGAATTGTCAGCTTTTACAACCACTCAAACGAATCAAGTAAAAGGGTTTTTGCATGGAAGCAGTAACCAACCTACAAACTATTAATCAAGCTATTAAAGATGTACATAAGGCCCCTAAAGTCATCGCAGGCGCAGGCGGTGGCGGTGGTGGCAAAGGGGGCAGTGAATCAGACGACGATCTTGAATCGAAATCGTTCCTGTCTTTGATTGATTTGCTCGGTGAGGGGCAAATTGGTGGCTTGGTAGATGACAGCCCTAAGTCAATCTTCCTTAACGATACGCCTTTGGTGAACGCGGCAGGGGAGTACAACTTCCAAAACGTAACTTGGGCCATGCTTAAAGGAACCCAAGACCAGCCATCTTTAGGTGAAGGTTTCGACACTGTTGAGTCTTCTACTTCGGTTGGGCAGCTTATTACCCGCGATTCTCCTGCAACTTTCTCAATTACAGACCCAAATGCAGATAGAGCGCGTGTAATTATCTCTACACCATCTTTGATCAGTACAACCAGTCGTGGCGACATTGTTGGCTCATCAGTCGAGTACAAATTCTCTATCTCGCTGAATAACAGTCATTTTGTTGAGATCGGCAAAGGCAAAATCACAGGTAAGACACGCTCGCGTTATCAGCGTCAATACGAGTATGCGCTTCCAAAACAAACGGAAGACGGCACACGCGTAACAATGTGGACGATCAAGATTGAGCGCGTAAGTCCTGAGAGTAATGAATCATCAACTTCAAACGATATTTACCTTGATAGTTATTCGGTAATTATCGGTTCGCGTTTGTCTTATCCAAACTCAGCCGTTTTTGGATTGAGTATTTCGTCAGAACAATTTCAAAGCATTCCAACCCGTTCTTACTTAGTTGACGGTTTACTCATTCGCGTTCCGTCTAACTATGACTACAAAACGCGTAAATACGAAGGTACTTGGAACGGCACTTTCAAACTCGCTCCAAGCGATAACCCTGCATGGATTCTTTACGACGTTATTACCAACGAGCGTTATGGCTTAGGTCAATTTGTTGACCCTGCATATGCAAACCCTGCTCGCTTATATGTGATTGGTCAATATTGTGACGAAATGGTCGATGATGGTTTTGGCGGAAAGGAACCACGTTTCACATTAAATACCGTAATCAATAGCATTTCAGATGCTTATCAATTAATTAGCGACATCACTTCCGTATTCAACGGCATGGCCTACTGGTCTGGCTCTCAATTTGGCTACATGTGCGACATGCCAACTCAGCCGACCATGCTTTACAACGCCTCAAACGTTGTTAATGGTGAGTTTGTTTATTCGGGCGCGTCTCGAAAAGACATGCATTCAGTTGCTTTGATTACTTGGAACGACCCTGAACGCAACTATCAACGCGCCGTTGAATATGTTGAAGACCCTGAACTCATTCAACGTTACGGCGTGCGTAAAGCTGAAATTACATCATTCGGCTGTACATCACGCGGTCAGGCGCATCGTATCGGTAAATGGTTGCTTTATACAGAGCGTAACCAGTCACGCACCATTTCCTTCAAAGTTGGTGTTGATTCTTCCTTTGTGCTTCCGGGTGACGTTGTACAGATTGCAGACCCTAATCGCTCAGGCAAACGAATGGGCGGTCGTTTAATTGGCGCAACTGCAACTTCAGCAACTCTCGATTCTGAAATTATTCTCAACGAAAACTCATCAATCATGTTGCGCTTGGCGAGTGGTGATTTTGTCGAACGTAACATCAAGACCATTGGCACTGACTTAGCAACAGGCAACTCGGTTATCAACTGGGATACTGCGCTTTCTACATTGCCAACGGATAACGCCGTTTGGATTGTTAAGTCTCCAGAGTTAGAGCCTCAACTTGCGCGTGTAGTTGCCATTGGTGACAGCGAGGATGCTCCGGGAACTTACACGATCACTACAATCGCTCACAACCCAAGCAAATTCGACTTCATCGAAAGCAACATTCAGCTTGATAGTCCGAATGTGACAATCATTTCGCCGTCACTCATTGAGGCGACAAAGAATGTTGAAATCATTGAAGAAGCACGTATCGAACAGGGTATTACGGTTCGAAACATGTCGATCAATTGGGAGCAAGTGCCGAACGCTGTTTCTTACGAAGTTAAGTATAAGAAAACCGAAGGTAACTGGTTCACACTTCCAATTACAAAAGGATTAAGCGTAGAGATTGAGAATGTCTACGAGGGTGAATATGTGGCTCAAGTAGTAGCTATTTCGTCCACTGGCAGCCGTTCACCAGCAACCTACTCTATTCCTACAAAAGTTAATGGCCAAGCTTCGGTATTGCCAAAACTAGGCTTATTTAAAGCTACGCCTGCAATGTTTGCCATTGACCTTGCATGGGAATACGCGCCGGGCACCAAAGGCGTTGATCACGTAGAGATTCAAATGAGCCTAGACAACTCATTAGAAGCTAACTTTGCTCTACTAGGCACATATCCAGACCCAATGAAAGCCCACCAAGTGACAGGTTTAAACCTGAGTGATACGCGTTGGTTCCGCGCTCGCTTAGTGGACAAATTCGGAATCTCTGGCGAATGGTCTGATGTTGTATCGGCTGCACCAGATATTGACCCGGATAAAGTACTTGAAGTTATTTCTGGGCATATTGACGAAAGCGTTTTAGATACTGCCTTACAGGAAAAAATTGATACCTCTGAGCAAACTGCCAATGCCGCAAAAGATGCAGCGTCAGCAGCTCAAGGCGCAGCGTCGGCAGCGCAAAACGTAGCCAATGCCGCAAAAGATGCAGCGGCTACCGCTAAGAACACGGCAAATTTAGCGCAAAACGTAGCCAAAGAGGCTCAAAGCACTGCCGCGACCGCTCAAAACCAAGCAAATGCCGCTAAGACCGCCGCAGATCAAGCCGTTGCCGCATCAAACCAAGCCAAAGACACAGCAGATAAGGCCACTTCAGCTGCAACTACTGCGCAAACGATGGCGAACAGCGCTTCTACAGCGGCAGCGAAAGCCAATACAGCCGCAACGAACGCACAAACAACCGCGAATAATGCAGCGTCCGCAGCGTCAAAAGTTGCCAGCGATTTAACAACCTCAACAAATCAGTTGAACCAAAAAATCGCCGATGAAGCAGATGCACGCACAGTGGCAATTTCTAATCTGAAAGACGGTCTCACGACAGAAACAACTCAACGCAAGTCAGAAGACGCTGCGTTGTTAAGCAACATTGAGACGTTCAAATCAAGCACTAAAGGCTCGTTATCTAGCTTGCAAGAGCAGATCACAACGAACGCCACGAATACAGATGCCAATGCTCAGAAAATCACGTCGCTTGATTCCCGTTTGACCACAAACGAGGGCAAAACCGCCGAAGCGATTAATTCTGCTGCTACAGCTCAACAAACCGCAAGTACAGCGGTAGACAAGGCTAACGCTGCCGCAAACTCCGTTACAGCTCTTAAATCAGAATTAAGCAGCGGAAAAGGCATTAATAACATTGTTGCGCCCTTCTCGGACCCACAAGAACTTCCAGCTCTAGGTGGAGCAGGTCGTACCGTAGCTTTAGTGGACTCTGCGTTACGTCGAAACGGTAAGGCTTACAAAGTGTCATTCACGGCGGCGGCTCATTATGTGTATTTCGGCACCGCTCAGGCCGCTCTAGCGCCATCACAAATGGCGATGCAAGTTGAGGCGGGGCGCGCTTATACATTTAGCGCTTGGTTGAAGGCTTTATCAACGGCCGTTCCATCATTCCGTTTCAACATCATGTGGTTTATTCGTGACCCTAGCACTGGAAACATCACAACAAATGCCGGAATCATTTTTCCACAAGGTCAAACAGATTCTTACGTTGCTCCAAACGCTAACGGTCAACGTTATTCCTTTAAACCAGTCAACTCACCTGCAAACACAATCGGCGCAACCGTCTATGTTGTAGGCAACCCTTCGGGGCCTTCTGCCGGCGAATACCTCATCGATATGTTGATGCTAGAAGAGTCTGTCGGTTCCGAAAAGCCTGCTTCTACGTGGACGGCGGGTCCTGCTGATCTAAATGCGATTAAGAATGCCTTAGATACAAACGCTGTAGCAATCAACAACCTAACTACACGCGTTTCGAACGACGAGGGGAAAATTACATCTCAGGGCAATTCGATCACGCAACTAAACAACAGCATTAATACGATTAATGGAACCCTTTCAAACAAAGCGGATGCTACGGCTTTAAATGCATTAACAACTCGCGTTTCTAATGCTGAGGGGCAAATTTCATCACAAGGGTCGTCAATTGTCTCTCTTCAAAACGATCTAGCATCTACCAACAAAGCCGTTTCAACCAAAGCTGACTCAAGCGCTCTCAATTCTTTGGATTCAAAAGTATCAGAAATTGATGGTCGAGTAACAAGTACTGCCAATGCCGTTACCTCGCTTCAGGGCAGTGTTTCCAGCATTGAGAAGGGGCTTTCAACTAAAGCTGACGCGTCTGCATTAAACAACTACTACACAAAAACTGAGGCTGATTCTGCCGCCTCTGGCGCAATCGACAAGTTCAACAGTCAATTGACGATTGGTGGTGTAAACGTTGTTGCGAACTCCGAAGCTCCTCGCACTTCAACTGCCGCAACGAATCGCGAATATTTACTGTATGAACGTAGCGCCGAATTAAAAGCGTTCTATGACGAAAACCTTGAGAAGCCAATCACGATTTCGTTTGAAATGAGCGTTCCTGTGGCTGGACCGG